GATATTGTTCCTCTTGCTTGTATCAATATACAACAACTTCTCGAAGAGAACAATACCAAGAGCCTACTTGTCAATACAGTACACGATTCTATTGTGGCTGATGTATTCCCCGGTGAGGATGAAATTGTCGCTGAGTCCTTACGCAGTGGTTGTTTAGGGGTAGTACAGAAAATGAAGGATATGTATGGTATTGACTTCAATGTTCCTATGGATGTTGAGATAAAAGTAGGCTCTAATTGGTTAGAAACTAAAGTTTATGCTTGACAATACTGTTAGAAATGCTACTATTATAATTAAATTAACCATGGAGGTAATATGGTAAATGACTTAAAAGCATTTGAATCTCTTAGTAAAGAGGAGATAATGCGAATGACTGGGCAGGATGATGGCTCTGTAATTAGTACAGGAACTCTGTCTCGGTTAACAATAAACAGGTCTGCAGAGGATGATGATGGAAATCAATTATCCGCAGGTGTTTATACTGTATATGATTCTGGAATAGAATCTAAAGTATATAGTATTAAAGATAAACCTATTCAGTTTAGACCTTTTATAAATGCCTATCAATACATGGAATATGACTCTGATAATAATCAGTACTCATGTTCTTCTGTTATATTTAAATCATGGAAGGAGGAACCTATTGATACTAATGGGGGAGTCAGATGTGGTAAAGTAATAGGTAAAGATAAAGAACAACTTACACAAGGTGAAATAGATGCTCAACGTAATATTAAATGTTATCGTTTAGTATATGGTTTAGTATCAATGGATGCTACAACAGCTACAGGAGATTCAACTCATGTTGATTCAATGCCTGTATTATTTCGTGTAACAGGTTCTAATTTTACACCAATAGGTGAGGCACTAAAAAGTCTCAAAGGTAGAGATAGCTTAATGCAAAATCACTTATTAAACTTAACAACGAAACGTAAAAAGGCAGGTAGTAATGTGTACTACGTCTCTAACGTTTCAGTAGATAGTAAGGAAGTTGAATTTACTAAGAAAGACCTAGAACATATGGATATGTTTAGTGCTTTAATAGAAGAAGAAAACTCTCGAGTATCTGAAAAATATCAAAAAGCACATAGCAATAAGGAACAAGATGCGGCATCTGCCAAGGTTATAAACCAAATGGCTGATGACCCCGAAATGGTGTTAGCCTCATAGTGTCTACTATTCTTAACAGAGTGCAATTATTTTTAACGGAGGCCAATAAGGCCTCTGTTCCTATTTCTAGCACTATAATAAATGAATTTGGAGAGGCATGTAAAGCCGCATTTAAAAAACAATTTACTGAGAAGAGAGAAACAAAATTTAAACCACGCATGAGTAGTATTGGAAAGCCTCTATGCCAATTACAAATGGAAAAAAGTGGTGCAGTAGCAGAGACACCTTCATATCAATCTAAAATGAAATTTATATTTGGAGATTTAGTAGAGGCACTAGCAGTGGCTATATTAAAATCATCTGGTATAAAAATAGATGACTTTCAAAAGAAAGTATCTCATACATTTGATAAAGATAAAATTAATGGTACATATGATGCTAAAATATTAGGTAAAGTTTGGGATATAAAAAGTGCATCCCCTTATTCATTTAAATACAAATTTTCAGAAGGCTTTGATGCTATATTAAAAGATGATATATTTGGGTATGTATCACAAGGTTATTTATACTCAGAAGCAGAGGGAGTTGATTTTGGGGGATGGATTGCTATTGATAAATCATCTGGAGAATGGGCTGTAGTTGAGACCCCTATTAATGATGCAAAACATGCAAAAGAAGCCTTAGAAAAAGCAAAAAGTAATCTTAAAGCATTGAATAATGATGAGCCATTTAAAAGACAATTTGAAGATATACAAGAAACTTTTAATGGTAAACCTACAGGTAATAAAATTCTTGGTAAAGAATGTTCTTTTTGTTCATACAAAAAAACATGTTGGGAAAATCTTCAGCATTTGCCACAACAACAATCAAAGGCTATAAGCCCAAAGTATCTTTGGTATACAGAGATAACTAATCCAAAAGAGGAACATGTCGACAGTTAGAAGTAGAAAAGCTAAAGGTAGAAGATTACAAAACTGGGTAAGAGATACATTATTATCTATATTTACTTCATTAGATGATAATGATATAAGCTGTGCTATTATGGGGGAAACAGGGGAGGATATTAAGTTATCCAACCCTGCTAAAAAATTAATACCTTATTCTTTTGAATGTAAAAACAAAGAAACATTTAAAGGTATATATGATATTATTGCTCAAGCACAAAGCAATTCAAAGGCAACGGATGTGCCAGTTGCTATAATTAAAATGAATAAGTTTCAGCCACTTGCTATCGTTGATGCTACACATTTTTTAAAACTGATAGGAAAACAAAATGGCTAAAGAAAATGGTATTGATACACAAAATAGTATTACAATATCTATATATCCTTCTGATGATGGATTTGGATGTTCTGTTGCAGAACCTCAATATGCTCCTTTAACTAAATCATTTAGCATTGCTTTGACGATAGCACATGGTATGGTTAAAATGGCATTAGAAAGGCCCGATATTGTATTTGATGAAGGCGTAGACGCTCTAGCAAACCCCGTAGAAAGTGATGCTGTGGTTAGTATTAATGATATGGTAAAAAAGGTAAAGTTACATTAATGGAAACACAGATAAAAGAAAATAAAAGTAATAATATTAAACAACTAAAAGAGAGCGATTTCTCTGTAACTAAATTTTCTAAAGACTTATCATATGGTAAGAAACATGAAAAACTTGTCATGAAATCTATGGAAAACTTTGAATTAAAAACAGATAGAATGGCTCATAAAACAGGCAATGTATATGTAGAGTTTCAATCACGAGGTAAAGATAGTGGTATTACTACAAGCAAATCAGATACATGGATATTTAAAATAGTTAGTAAAGGAGATAGGCATTTATTTTCTGTACATATTCCCTTGACAAGATTAAAAAAATTAGTTAGTAAAGATTATAGAGTTGTGCCGGGTGGGGATAACTTAACATCAAAAGGATATTTAGTTCCTATTACTGATTTAATAAAAATATGACAGTTGAATTTTGGCAATGGTGGATTTTAATTATGGTAACAATAAACACTTGCATAAATACTATTGTATTTTTTGTTGGTAGAAAATTTAAGAAGAAAAAGAAATGAAAACAAAAGAATTTTTATCTGAGGCTATTAGATTATCTGGTACAGATAGACAAAAGGATTATGGTGATAAAACTGAGAACCATAATAATATAGCTAGGCTATGGTCAGCCTATCTAAATACAAAAATAGAAGCTCATGATGTTGCGTTAATGATGGCACTATTAAAAATGGCTCGTACTAAACTTGGGGCAGTTAGTAAAGATACTTATATTGATATGTCAGCTTATAGTGCAATAGCAGGTGAGATTAAATTTGGAGGAAAGTGATGACAAACTACATCATAACAGAAGAGCAGTTGCAGGTTATAATGAAATATATGTTCACTAAACCATATAATGAAGTTGCTCAAGGAATTGCAGTATTAAGTAAATTGCCAAAATTAGACCCTAAAATAAATCCTAATTTTGTGCAAGATGATGCAAAAAAAAATGACACCAAGAACTAAAGAGGCTATCCTATTTAGCACTGTGGTGTCAATAAATAATAACGGTAATTTAATTACAAGGCATGAGTCATTGCCTACTAAAGAAGTTCTAAAAGAACTTGGTGATGACTATTATGCTCATCTAGTGTCTGCTATAGTAAATCACTGTAAAGCAGACTCACATCATTTTGATGATGCTTTACGCAATTTGTTGAGGAGCATTTGACATTAATCCTTGCTGTTGCTCTTCTATACTTCCTATTGGTGACATGTTATTTTGAGCCATTGCATTTGACATTGGTGTTGGTACAGCAATAGGCTGTTTAATCTCATCTACTACAGCCGCAGATGCTTTTGGAGCATTTGCTGTTTGTGTTTGTAAAGGAGTTTGTGGCACTCTTTCTCTTTCTGACATTAACGAATTTGTCATAGGTGTAGCTTTTGTATTAGTTATACCTGCCATACTTCCATATTCTTCTACTAATTGATTAAAATTAACATCCCGCATAGACTTTAACAAATCAGCAATAAGCATTGGTCTTGTAACATTACCATCCATTGGAGTTGTTGGTTGCATCCTAACGGATTCATTTTGTAATTGTGATGTTAAAGATTGTGTAGTTGGTAATGCCATTTAACCTCCTAATGGATTTTTACTTTGTAGTTTTATTTCGTCTATTTGTGCATCTTGCACTTCATTTTCTTTTTTAACAATAGCTACATCTTTACTTAGCTGTTCAATATCTTCTTCTAATTCCCAACCATATTCTTCTAACATTTGAAGCTGTTCAAGAAGAGGTTTTAAATTAGCAGGTTCTGGTAACATAGCTATCTGTTCTCTAATTTTACCTATCTCTTTAAATACTAAAGTTAAATCAGTAGGTTTAATTTGTTCTTCTACTTTTGCAATTCTATCAATCAAATCAACTTTGTATTCATTAGCATATAGTAAAGCACTATCTATTTTTAAATTAAGTTCTTTATCTTTTTCTTTTAGTGGGCTTAAATTAACTGCAGGTGTAGATTCTATTGCATCAAGACGTGAGTTAAACTGGCCCCATGTGTAAAAGCCCCCACCTATTGCTCCAATTACGCCTAAAAGTGCCGCATATGTGCTTAGTTTATCCATTATCTTCATTGTTTCATTGCCTCCAATTCTAATTTAAGTTTATTAGTTTTATTTCTTGCTTCTAGTAGTTGTACTCTATGTACTTCTACTGGGTCATTTTGAGAATATTTTGCAAGGGTAACATTCCCATAAATCTCTTTGTTGTAGACGCTTAAATCTACTTGATTAAATAAATCTAAGTTTTGATTATTATATATATCTTTTGATTTATAAAATTGAGTTTTATTATAAGCGTCTAATGTATTATTCTTAAAAAATATATCTTCTTTTGTTAAGTTTTGAGTTGTTTCTTTTGTAACTTTAGCTATTTGTTTTGCTATAGCTTTTAAATTCTTTTTTAATTTGCTTTCTACTTTTGCAACATCTGTAACAGCCCCGTCTTTGGAGTCCATTTCTCCTCCTTCCGGTTGTACACTGTCTTCTTCTCCACTATCTTCTGACTGTACTTCGGAGTCCTCAGTGCTTTCGCTACTGGGTTCGTCTTCTTCTGGGCTTGATTCTTCTGTTGATTCATTGTTTGCTATTTCTTTTTCTTCTTCTATTGGTTCTGCTTCAGTAGATTTAGGCTCTTCCATTGCCTCTTCTTTTTCTTCAATAACCTCTGGTACGCTTTCTTCGTTAGTTGCGACTTCTTCCATCGGTTCCTCAAACTCTTCAAAAGATTCCTCAGTAAGTTCGTCATTGAACTCCTCCTCAGTTATCTCTTCAAAAAACTCTTCGGCTGTTATACCTTCTTCTTCAAGAAACTCTATGAACTCTTCTTCCATACCAGTCTCTTCTAAAAAATCTGTAAAGTCTTCTTCAAATTCTTCTGTAAATACTTCCTCTACCATCATTGGTGGAGGTTCCATTGTAAAATCGTTTTCAAAAAATACCTCTTCTATTTCTGGTATTTCTTCAAAACCCTCCGTATCAAACTCTTCCATTATTGGAGGTAACTCTTCTATGTAAATTGTTTCTATATCTTCAAAATAAATTTCATCAAATGTAAATTCATCTTCTAAAACTATGTACTCTTCTTCGAAATATATATCATCTGTATCCCAATTAAAATCATCTGGAATATCTTCTACTATATCAATAATATCTTGGTCAATATCGTCTATAACCTCTTGCGTGTCCTCATTAATAGGGGGTACGGATGTGTAAGTAATATTTAATTGAACATTATCTACGTCTGGCCCACGATGAGAATTGTCATAAGCTGTACCTGCTGTCTCATTATACAACTCTGCTCTAATTGTAATATCTGTTTGTGTATTTGAACCTTGAATGTATTCATTTGTATAATTTGTAAATGTACCAACACCTGTAGTGCTGTCAGTTATTTCTCTAACTTGTGTAGATACTGAACCATCGGCTCCTGTAACAGTTTGTTTAAGAGTAAGTGTGTTTTCTATA